TGCTGCTTCGCGGCAATGCTTTCGGGTTGATCGACCGCGATCCGCGCACGCTGCAGCCAGTGAACGTGCATCTACTGAACCCCGATGCGGTCAATGTTCGCGTGGATCCTGACACGGGTTCCGTCAGCTACTGGTGGGCGAAAAGGTCTAATGCTCAGATCCCCGCTGACCGGATCTGGCACCTTCCTGGCCTGACGCTGCCCGGTTCATCTGTTGGCCTGTCTCCGGTTTCCTATGCGGCGGCGGTCCTGGGGCTCGACCTGTCGTCGCGGCAGTTCGCCAGCGGCTTCTTCGAGGGCGGCGGAATCCCCAAGGCGGTCATCACCTCCGACCAGCAGGTCAACCAGGAGCAGGCCCGGACCATCAAGGACCGCATCATGGCCTCGTTCCGGGGCCGCGATCCGCTGGTCCTCGGTCTCGGTCTCGGCTACCAGGCCATTCAGGTGCGCCCCGAGGAGAGCCAGTTCCTGGCGACGCAGCAGGCGAACGTCGCTCAAATCTGCCGGTACTTCGGTGTGCCGGCGGCGATGGTCGATGGCCCGGCCGGTGGCGGAATGCAGTACAGCAACACGGAGCAGCGCGGGATCGAGTTCCTGACGTACTCCCTGGCGCCGTGGCTCAGGAGAATCGAGGACGCACTGTCGCTGGTGCTGCCCGGAACGCAGTACGTGCAGTTCGAGGTGAAGAACCTTCTTCGGTTGGATGCTGAGACGCAGTCCAAGGTGGATCTTCTGGACCTGGCCGGGAAAGTGGTCGTGCCTTCCGAGATTCGTGCGCGCCGGGGTCTGCCTCCTATGACTGAGGACCAGTTGAAGGAGGCGGCGATGGTGCCTCTTTCGATTAGCCCGCTGGGTCGTCCAGCCGGTGGTGCAAATGGCGCGCTGCACGAGGACCCGCTGGCAGCTGTGTCCGTGCCGACTTCTGAGAATCCGACTGGAGCCTGACCGATGACCTTCGAGACGCGAACCGTTGCGGCCGAGTTCGAGATGCGCGACGACTCGACCACTGGTGCGCCGATCCTCGAGGGGTATGCGGCGACGTTCTCTCAGCCGTATGACCTGGGCCCGTTCATGGAGCAGATCGACCGGCGTGCGTTCGATCGAACGCTCTCCCTGGGACCTGACGTCAGGCTTCTGGTGGATCACGAAGGCCAGCCGTTGGCCAGGACGAAGAGCGGCACGCTGGAGCTGTCCACGGACTCTCAGGGGCTGCACGCGCGGGCCACACTGGACCCGTCCGACCCGGACGTTCAGCGGCTGCTGCCGAAGATGCGTCGCGGTGACCTGGACGAGATGTCGTTCGCGTTCCGCGTGCCCGCTGGCGGCGACTCGTGGGACCACTCGAACCCGGAGCGGACGCTGCGGACCCTGAACGAGGTGTCCCTGGCCGGCGGGGACGTGTCGGTGGTGACCTACCCGGCGAACCCGACGACGTCGGTGTCTGTGCGGGCCAAGGATCTGCATGAGGCGCGGTGCGTGTTCGTGGAGCAGATGGCCCGGGAGATCCGCGCGGGAAACTCCCTGCCCGCCGCCGCCATCGCCAAGCTGAAGCACGTCCTGGACCTGATTGCTGCTGCGGATGACGCGGTCGACAAGGCTCAGCCGGTGCTGGCCGAGGTGCTGGGCGTCCCGAACCCAGACGCGGATGAGGCCGACGAGCCCGCTGAGGCTCCTGCCGCGCGCGGCCTGCACCCGGACACCCTCAAGCGGCTCCTCGCCGCCTCCGAGGCAGCGATCAACGCCGCCTGACAGACCACCCGCCTGAGCGCGGGTCGCACTACCCGCAAGCAGACCGGCCACGGCCCGCCTATTCGTACGGCACCCGGGCGCCACCTCGACGCGGTCACCCCACCACTCCCAACCCCTGAAAGGGGTGCTTCGCCATGCTGCTTTCCGAGCAGATGCGGGAGCGGCGGAAGGCCATCAAGAAGCAGCTCGACGAGCTGGTGGCTACCGCTGACACCCGTGACGACAAGAACTTCACGCCTGACGAGACCGCCAAGGTTGACCAGCTCATCGCTGAGCTTCGGTCCGCTGACAGCCGGATCCTCGAGCTCGTCGCGGTCGAGGAAGCCGAGGCTCGTTCCGTCGCCGCCCGCAAGGAGGCCGGCGAGGGTGGCGAGCAGCGCAAGGAGACCGTCAAGGTCACCGAGCCCGACATGTACGCCAAGGACGGCCCGAACAGCTACTTCCGCGACCTGTTCAAGTCGGCTCTGGGCCAGGACTACCAGGCCACCGACCGGCTCCGTCGCCACGCCGCGTTCGAGAACGAGACCCGCGCGGTCGGCAACACCAACGCTGCTGGCGGGTCCGGCGGTGAGTGGGCTCCCCCGGCGTGGATGACCGACGAGTGGATCAACATCATCCGCCCGGGTCGGGTCACCGCGAACCTGTTCCAGCACGAGGACGTGCCGTTCGGCATCTCCTCGCTGAACTACCCCAAGCTGCTCACCGGCACCACCGTGGCTTTGCAGTCGACGCAGAACTCCGCGCTGTCCTCGACGGACCCGACGACCGGGTACATCCAGACCGGCTTCGCCACCATCGGCGGCAAGAACGTCGTCAGCCAGCAGCTCATCGACCAGGGCCGCAACTTCGACAACGTCATCGTCGCTGACCTGGGCGCGGCCTACGCGCAGCAGGTCGGTACGCAGGTCTTCACCGGTACCGGCACCGGTTCGGGCACCAACGCCGTGATCAATGGCCTGGGCGCGGCGACGGTCGGCACCACGCAGACCTGGACGCAGGCCAGCCCGACCACGGCCGGCTTCTACGGCCAGACCGGCTCGCTGCTGTCGCAGTTCCTCACCAAGCGGCTCATGCCTCCGTCGTGCTGGGTCATGCACCCGCGGCGTTGGTACTGGCTGGAGTCGGCCGTTGACACCAACGGTCGTCCGCTGGTCGTCCCGATGGGCGCTGCGTTCAACCCGCTGGCGGTCGAGAACAACGTCATCCCGATGGGTCAGGTCGGCTACTTCCACGGCCTGCCGGTCATCATCGACCCGCTGGTTCCCACCAACCTGGGCGCCGGCACCAACCAGGACATCGTCTACCTGCTGAAGACCGATGACCTCGTTCTGCTGGAGTCCGGCCCGAAGACCGAGGTATTCCGGGAGCCCTACAGCGACAGCCTCGGCGTCCTGTTCCGCATGTACGGCTACGTCGCCACGATCCTCAACCGGCACACCGAGTCCATCGGTGTGCTGACCGGTACTGGCCTCGTTCCGCCGACCTTCGCTTCCTGATCGGAGTCCAGTCATGGCTGAGCACTACACCAATGAGGGCACCGGGTTCGTCGATGCCGCCCGCGAGGACGCCGTCGAGGAGGCGCGCAAGCGTCACCACCTGGCCACCGCTGACCCGGAGCCCGAGCGGGGCGATGGCACCCTGACCGGCCCGGCGCACGAGGCCAAGTACGGCCTCGACCGCGCGGAGGCTTCTGCCGCTGCGTGGCGGTCGGTCGGCGTGCACCCGCTGGAGAACCGGGCGCTCGTCAAGGGTGAGGACGGCGCCGGGAACCTGCGCGGCGCCACTGGCGAGGAGGGCGGCGGCGGCATCGAGACCGCCGAGGCCCCCCGCGCGTCCAAGAAGTAGCACCACCGCTGCCGGGCCGCCCACTACTCCGGGCGACCCGGCAGCACCCCACAACTTGAGAGGGCGGCATGGCGCGACTCGTGACCTTGGTCGACGTCAAGGCCTACCTCAACATCAGCACGACGCAGAACGACGACGAGCTCACCGGCTTCCTCCTGGACGCTGTTGCTGCGATCGAGGATCTGATCGGACCGATCGCGCCGCAGTCCTTCACTGACGAGTTCGACGAGCACGGCCCGAATATCGTCCTGCCGCACACTCCGGTGCAGTCGGTTCAGTCGGTGTCGATCCAGCCTTGGCTGGGGGCCGCTCCCGTGGATGACACGGCGGCGTGGCGGCTGAACGCGACGTCGGGTGTGCTGCGGCGGGCGCTGCTCGGTGGCTCGCTGCCGTTCTACGGGCGCGGGTCGATCTTCACCGTCACCTACACCGCTGGCCGGTCCGATGTGCCCGGTCCGGTGAACAGGGCGATCCTGCTGCAGGTCGCGGAGATGTGGCGCAGTCAGCGTGGCGCGTCACCGATGGGCCCCGGCCAGCAGGACCAAGCTGAGCCGTCCTATCAGGGTGGCCTCGGCTTCCTCGACGACGCGGTCATGGAGCTGCTACTCCCCTACCTGGCGCCGCCCGGTGCCGCGTGAGCCACAACCCTCGCTGGCCGGACGTCTACCAGGGGCTGCTGACGCTCTTGTCGTCACTGCCAGCGTTCTCCGGGGTGCCTGTGTACGACGGGCAGCCGATCACTCAGGACTACCCAGCGGCGTGGGTCACGGTTGGTTTCGTCATTGATGATTCGGCGGGTCAGTTCGCCCAGGTACGCGACACCAGCGACTTCGCCACCGTCGAGACCGGTGATATCAAATGCCACCTCGCGGCGGTCGACGGTGGCACCGACCTCTCGGTGACGCGGACCAAGGCGTTCGGGCTGCTGGCCGCATGGCAGGCCGCGGTCGAGGCTGACCAGACCCTCGGCGGCGCCATCCCCGCTGGCTCCGTGGTCCACCTGAGCACGGCTGTGCTCGACCCGCAGAACCAGCAGGGCTCGGCAACGAGCTTGCTGGTCACTGTCAGCTACCAGACCCTCACGTACTTCACCTGACCTAGGAGCGCCCGATGGCCACCATCACCCCGACGACGACCAGCGGGAGTGCGATCACCTACGCGGCGGCCAGCGCAGGCGGTGACACCGTCGCCTTCGGTGCCGCTACCCGGCCGATCATCGTCATCCGCAATGCCTCGGCCTCCCCGATCACCGTCACTCTGGCCGGCGTCATCGCCTGCTCTCAGGGCTTCGTGCACAACCAAGTCGTGACGTGCCCAGTCGGTGACACCGACATCGACCCGCAGGCCAACGTCATCAGCCTCACCCCGGCCACCTACGGCCAGGTCAACCTGACGTACAGCGCGACTGCCTCGATCACCGTCGGGGCCATCTCCAGCTAGCCCTACCCCTCTCGCCACCCCGCGTCCGCCCGGACGTCGGGGCTTCACCCATGCCCACAGATCGAAAGGGAGCCCCGGTGCCCGACATGACCCCCGAAGAGACCCGCAAGGCCGCTCTCGCCCTCCAGGACGAGAACACGAAGCTCTACGGCCAGTACGTGGCCATCTCGGACATCTACGTGAACGGCGCCCTGGCCTACATCCCGGGCCACGCCGTCAACGCCCTCTCCGTGGAGAACGGAGTCGTCGACAAGGCGCTCGTCGCCAAGGTCGGCACCAAGGCCGCTCAGGCCGCCCCGACGCCGGGCCCCGTCGTCGACCCCACCGCCACCCCCGTTGCCTGAAAGGGCCTGAACCGACATGGCTAACGTCACCCTGCCCGCTGCCCGGCCGCTGTTCGAAACCGGGATGCTGTACTGGTCGCCGCTGGGCACCGCGTTCCCGGTCACGGACAACACCGTCACCGCCGGCTCCGCGTACACCAACTCGTGGACGGGTGGCTGGCTGCCGCTCGGCCCGACCGAGGCCGGGACCGACTTCAACGTCAACCTGACCGTTCAGCCGGTCTACGTGGCCGAGCTGTACGACCCCATCGCCTACCGCACGACGGACCGCACGGGGAACTTCTCCTTCATGCTGTCCTCCGTCACTGCCGCGAACATGATCAAGACGTTCAACGGCGCCTCGAGCGTTGTGACCGGCACGGGTGGCACCCAGTCCACGGCGATCACCCCGCCTGGCATCGGCCAGGAGGTTCGCTGCCAGCTCGGCTGGGAGTCGATCGACAGCACGGTCCGCATCTTCGCGCCGCAGGTCGTCAACTCCGGCCAGATGAAGATCACCTTCGCCAAGGCTCCGGCCAAGGCGTCGCTTCCCTGGGTCGGCAACTTCGAGATCCCCGCGGGCTCCAACGTCCCGTGGACGATCTACACGACCCGATGACGGCCGTCGAGTTCCACGGGGAGTTCTTCGAGCCCCGGGAGAAGACCAACCGGATGCGGACGCTGTACCTGGCGAAGATCGCCCGCGACGGTGGCCGGCTCAAGGAGGACGACCCGGCTGCTGGCTCCTACCTGATGAACAACATGGCCGCGCTGTATGACCTCGTGGAGCACGTGCTGCGCCCCGAGGACTTCGAGCGGTTCATGGAGCTCGCGGACCGCGTGGGCACCGATGACGTGGAGCTGTACGAGTTCACCGGGAAGATGATTGCGGCGGTCGCTGAGCGCCCTACTACACGGCCGGTCGACTCATCGCCTGGGCTCTCGACCGTGCCGGAGAGTTCCGTATCGCGGCTCGAAGAGCTGGCTTCGGAGCGGTTTGTTGGCCGCCCGGACATGTATCTGGCGGCGACGGCGACGGGCTGACCATCCGGGACGTCTGCGACATCGTCTATGACGTCCTGCTGGACCGGGTGACGAAGCAGACGCTGAACGCTCAGCTCCGCTACGCCATGTATGAGTCCTCCGGCTACGAGATGGAGGACTCCATGCCCGGCGTGGAGGAAGCCCAGCAGCGGCTGGACGACCTCCTCGAGTCGGTTCCCGAGCTCGACACCACCGATCCCCGCGATCGGGAGTTGCTGGAACTGATGAGGGGCGTCTGATGCCGGGGATGACAAGCGGTGGCGCCCAGCTTCAGGCCCTCGGGCTGCGGCTGAAGACGCTGGGTGCGGCCGGCCTGGGCATGGCATCGACCGATCTGGCCGATCTGGGCCGCGGTAAGACGCTCCGGTCGCAGTTGCTGGCCGGGATCCGGGCTGGGGCGAAACCGGCGATCGAGGCTGCCCGCACCGAGGCTCGCAGCACCCTGCCAAAGCATGGTGGCCTGAACGAGGAGGTCGCCACTACCGCGATCACCGTGGCGACGCGGCTGACCGGCCCACGGGTCGGTGTGCGGATCGCGGTCCCTAATGGGCGGAAGCGATCGAACAAGGCATACGGGGCGAACAAGGGCCTCGTGCGGCACCCCGTGTTCGGTAAATGGCTGGAAGGCCAGCCCGATCAGAAGGTCCCGTCGGGCTGGTTCGACGACACGTTGAAGAAGTCCACGGCTCTCATTGCGGGCCCGATCGAGGCAGCGATGGTCCGCGTGGCCGAGGAAGCGACAAGGAGGCTGTTCTAGGTGCCTAGCCTCTCGATGGTCTTCGATGTGCTGGCCATCGACCGGGCCTCCGAGGTCTTCAAGCGGGTCGGTGATTCCGCCGGGGAGGCGGGCGCCAAGGTCGAGGCGTCGACCACGCATGTCAGCAACGCCGGCAGCAAGATCGCGGCAGGGCTGGGCATCGCGGCTGCGGCTGCGGCGGTCATGTCGGTCAAGATGGCCGCCGACTTCCAGGCGTCCACGACGCGGCTGGTGACGTCGGCGAACGAGACCCAGGGCAACCTGGAGTCGGTCCGTAAGGGCCTGTTGGACATGGCGGGGCAGGTCGGATATTCGGTCGATGAGCTCGCCACGGCCATGTACAAGGTGGAGTCGGGCGGTCAGCACGGCGCCAAGGGTCTGGAGGTCTTGAAGGCTGCCGCGCAGGGCGCGAAGACGGAGAACGCGGACCTGACGACGGTCGCGGACGCGGTCACGTCGGCATTGGCGGACTACGGCACGAAGGCTGGCACGGCGGCCGACATCACCAGCAAGCTCGTCGCGGCCACGGCTAGCGGCAAGATGACGTTCCAGGAGCTGGCCGGCTCGATGTCGGCGATCCTGCCCACGGCGTCTGCTAACCACATCGCTTTCAACGACATCCTCGGCGACCTGGCGTCGATGACCGTGCACGGCATGTCGGCCGAGCAGGCTGCGCAGAACATGGCCGATGCCATCCGGCACCTTACGGGCTCGTCCCAGGTGTCAACCAAGGAACTGGCGCTAATCGGGATGACCGCCCAGCAGGTGTCTTCCGACCTGTCCACCAAGGGTCTCTCGGGCACGGTCCAGGAGCTGAGCCAGGCCGTCCTGAAGCACCTCGGGCCCGGTACGTCGCAGGTTGTTCTTGACCTCGGTACGGCGCTCACGGGGCTCTCGCCGGCCGTCCGCGACCTGGGTATGAAGCTCATGGACGGCACCATCTCCAACGCGGAGTACGTGAAGGCCGCGAAGGCTCTCGCCCCGGAGTTGCAGGGGCAGGCGTCGCAGTTCGCCACCCTGGCGAAGTCCACGCACGCCATCGGCAATGAGCAGATGACCGGCTCGCAGGTCATGACGTCCTACTCGGCCGCCATGAAGGCGCTCATGGGCGATGCGACCGGCATGAACGTCGCCCTGATGCTCACCGGCGACAACACCAAGACCACGACGACCGCGATCGAGAACGTCACAAAGGCGACCGCCGACGCCAGCGGGAACGTGCGCGGCTGGGACCTCATCCAGGGCAACTTCAACCAGAAGCTCGACGAGACCAAGGGTCACGTTCAGGCGATGGCGATCCAGTTCGGGCAGCAGTTGCTCCCCGTGCTGACGTCGACCCTGGGCTACGTCAACTCTACGGTCCTGCCGGGCATCGAGAAGCTTGGTTCCGATGCTGGCGCTGCAGCCAAGTGGTTCTCGCAGCTACCAGGGCCGGTCAAGGAAGTGGCCGGGGCGCTGGCTGGCCTGGCTCTGGCTAACAGCATCGGGGTATTCAGCACGGTCGAGAAGGGCATCGGCAAGATAGTCAGCGCGCTCGGCGGGCTGCGTGGAGCCGTCACGAGTGTTTCCGGGCTGAAGTCGGCTCTCGGTTCGGTGGCGGACTTCTTTGGCGGAACACTGGTGCTCGGCGTGGCTGCCGGAGTCGCGGGTATCGGCGCTGCCGTCGCCGCGTCCAGCAAGGAGATCGACAACTGGGCGAAGATGCTCGAGCAGGGTGGAAACACCGCCGAGCAGGCCAGTGCGGCGATGAACGACGCGCACAACAGGTCGATCCTCTCCGCTGGCTCGCTCAGTGACGCCTGGGGCATCGTCAAGGGTGCATTCGCGGACGGCCTGTCTCAGATCAAGGGCTACTCGTCGGCGATGGACGAGGCGAGCCACAAGGCTCAGGACTGGTACAACGCCCTGTCTCCCTCGCAGAAGATCACCGAGGATCTGAAGGTTGCCCAGAGCAATCTGAATGACGCCATCGCTCAGACCGGAGCAAACTCCGATACGTCGAAGTTCGCGGCGTGGGAGTACAAGCTGGCGCTGAGCGACCAGAAGACTGCAGAGCAGAACCTCGATGTCGCTACTCGTGGCGCCAACGGGGCGCTGCAGGATCGGATCAGCCTCCAGGAGCAGCTGTCGCAGGCCGGGGTGAGCCTGGATCAGGCCACGCTCAACAGCAAGCAGGCGATCGACCAGTACAAGTCATCCCTGAAGGACTCGAACCTCACTGAGGACGCCCGCCAGCAGGCCCTGGACGGCGTCACCCAGTCCATTTTCGGCACGATGGACGCGGCGAAGAAGAAGGCCGACGCGGAGACTGCGGGTCTCCCGCAGCAGGTCATCACGAACCAGGAGATCGTGCGCCAGCGCGACGCCCTGGATGAGGTGGTGAAGAAGCTCGGGTTCGTCCCGCCGGCACTGCAGGGCATGTATGACAGCCTGAACGGCCCGACCGCTCAGGCGCTGCAGGCCGCAAAGACGAACATCGACAATGCCGGCACGGCGATGACCACCATCACCAACACCGACGCGCCAGGCATGCAGAAGGCTTTCGAGGATCTGGCCAAGGCCGCCGGGACGACGTTCCCCCAGGCGGTCACCGGAGGGTTCCTGCCGGCCGCTTCGGGTGCGCAGGGGGCAATCACCCACACTGGCGATCTGGCGGACACTACCGGCCAGAAGGTCGGAATCCTCGGGTCGATCATCAGTGGTCTGCCGCCGTCGCACGACACGAAGATCACCGCCGACACGAGTCAGGCCACGGCCGATATTCAGGCGTTCCTCAACAAGGCGCAGAGTCTCGGTTTCGCCGCCGCTGTGTTCCCGCAGCTCGGCAATCCGGTTGGTTCCGGATCGCAGACTGGCGGGCTGATCGGGCTGCCCCCGGTCCACAAGGCGACCGGTGGTCTCATCAGCGGACCGGGGACGGGGACGTCGGACTCGATCCCGGCGCTGCTCAGCAATGGCGAGTATGTGGTCAACGCAAAGGCGACGGCGCAGAACTTGCAGACGCTGCACGCGATGAACTCCGGGACGGCGGTGAAGTACGCCGAGGGTGGCCTGGTCTGGATGGCCGACCTCGCACAGTCGGTGAAGAACGGCATGGACTCCGCTCTGAACTCGGCGGCGGCTGCTCGATCGGTGGCCTCCTCGGCCGGTGGTTCCGAGCGGTGGCGTCCCGATGTCGATCAGGTTCTTCGGATGCTCGGCATCAGCCTCTCCGCCGACAATGGCGTCCTGTCGATGATCCAGGCAGAGTCGGGCGGCAACCCGAACGCGATCAACCTGACGGACTCGAATGCTCGAGCCGGGCATCCGTCGCAGGGCCTGATGCAGACGATCCCGGGAACATTCGCACGCTGGCGGAACCCGGGGCTGCCGAACAACATCCTGGACCCGCTGGCGAACATCTACGCGGGCGTCAACTACGCGCTGCACACCTATGGCGCCGGGATGTTGATGGCCGGTGGCAACCACGGTCCGGGCGGGAAGTACATCGGCTACAAGGACGGCACCAACTACGTCCCCACGGACCAGTTCGCGCTCCTCCACAAGGGCGAGGCAGTGGTGCCGGCCAGCAGGAACCAGGGCGCCCCGTTCCAGGGTGGCGGCCCGGTCACGTTGCAGCTGGACGGCCCGGCGACAAAGGCTCTGTTGCAGGGCCATGCGGTCGAGGTCGTCGCGGATGGCTTCGCAACCCTCCGTTCCCGAATGATCACCAACCCATCGTGACGGAGGCATAGTGGCCACGCCGCCGACCTTCGTTGCGAGCTACGGGAACACGGCGTGGTCTGCGGCGACGCAGACGGCGAGTGTGACGGTGCAGGCCGGGGATCTGATCGTGGTCTCTGCGGGCACTGGCAACTCGAACGTCGTGGTGAACACCCCGACCGGTGGCGGGCTGACGTTCACGGTGCAGCAGTCGGTTGTGTCGGTGACGGAGCAGGCCAACGCCTACCTGTGGACGGCGACCTCCCCGAGCGCGCAGACGTTCACGCTGACGATCTCGGGCAGCGACATCTACGCCTGGTCGGCGGAGGTGTGGCGTAACCACGGCGGCATCGGGGCGAGTGCGAAGAAGACGGCGGCCAGCACGACGTCCGTCTCGCTGATGACTCAGGGCCCGAACTCGGCGCTGGTCTTTGTGGATGCGGACTACTACGGCATCAACGGCTCGTCGCGCACGTACCTGACGAGCGTGGGCAGCTTCGTCGAGAAGGCGTACCAGTTCGCGGGTAACGGCGTCGCCACCTTCTATGCGGGCCACTACGCCGATTCGGGCGCGGTGGGCTCGAAGACGGTGGGCATGAGCGCGCCGTCGGGACAGCACCCGTCGCTGTTCGTGCTCGAGGTGCTTGCCGCTCCGGCTGTGGTGGTCTCGGGTTCGCTGGCGATCACGGCCACGGCGTTGTCGTCGAACGTTCCTCCCGCAGTCCGCGTGGACATCAATGACACGCGCTCACCGGGTCAGGCGACGCAGTTGACGGTGATGCGGACGAACCCGGACGGCACGCAGACGGTGGTCCGCACGGTCGACGGCAACCCGCTGCAGCTCTCCAGCGGCACGGGCACGCTCTACGACTACGAGATGGCCCTGGGCTCCCCCGTGTCGTACACGACGATCGAGATGCCCGGCATCTCCTCGCTGCAGGTCACGGTGTCCTC